CCCCCGCGCGCGCGGCCCGCCGCGCGGCCGGCCTCGTCGTGTTGCTGCGACAGGCGGCGAACGGATTCACGGTGGCGCTGGAGGGCGGTCGTATAACGATCGATGTTATGCGCACCATGCCGCACAGCCTGGCTGTACAACCGCTCGTGGCGCGCCAGTTGTTCCTTCGCGCGCAACAGGGGATCGTGTTGCCGTGTAAAGCGCTCCAGCTGCTTTTGATGCTGCGAGGTGATGCGAATGGTTTCGCGCTGGCTGGCGCCCTGCTGGCGATACGCTTGATCGAGGCCCGTCGTGCGTCGAATGAGATTCAGCGTCGCGCGCTCGGAAGAGCCCAGGCGTGCCTCGAGCCCATTCAATGCGGTGATGGCGCCGCGCGCGTCGATTTCGATGGTTGCGGTGTGGCGACTCGTCCTGGCCATGGGGTCCTCTCGGAAAGGGGGTGGGGCCGGCCCGCTCTACCGGGGGAAGCAAGACGGGCCGGCCCGCACTTTGGGCGATTTGCCGGAGATAAGCGCCGTCGCCCGGCGGCCTTGGCGTGGGCCACCACCCCCACGCCAATCTGATCACTGCGACAACCTATAGATCACGGGGCCATTCGCGTAAGAAGCGCACACAAGTCTGTATTCAACGCCTTGCTCCGGTTCATTCAGCACCACTGAAATTGGACTGGACCAATGGTGATGATCGCCCGCGGTCGTCCGGGCGGGGGCCAACACGCGATGCCAGGTCGCCCCACCGTCGAAGGTCCGTTCCAGGCGGACACGGGCACCGAACACGCCCCCCAGCGTCACGTTGAAATCGCCATGAAGTTCGACCGACGCGCTGGTGCCGGGCGCGGTGAACGTTCCCTCAACCGGAGAAACGCGGCCAAGTTCGCGTGAAGCGCCACTCGGACGGCCCATGACACCCTCCCCTACGCGGCGGCAGCGGTCGCCACGCCGTCCAAGCGCACCGCAACCGTGGTGTCGCCGTTTCCGGCGGCGGTGACGGCGGTTCCGACGGGATAGTGCCCCGAGTCGGGAAGCACCACCTGGCCCGGGTCGATATCCCACGACACGGCCGCGCCTTGGGCGATGACTTCGGTGGACAATTTCGGCAGGGTGAAGACCCCGCGCGTCTGAAGGTTCACGTCCTTGGTGGCGTCGGCGTCGGTGAGCGCAACGCCAGCGATGGCGCCGACAATCACCAGGTCACCGGAAGAGACGCCTCCGGACGGGGCAGCGACGGTCACAATGTCGCCCTGTTGCAAGAAGTTCGTGGCCATGGGTCAAAGTCCTTTCGTCGAGGAAATCACGATCTTGGAGACGCGCGAAGAAGAACCGATCCGCTCATTGAGACGCGCCAAGGCATCCAGCATGTCCCGCTGCGAGCGGTAGACAATGCTTTTGCCATCCGGGTTCGTGACTTCGCGGATCCCGGAGTCAATCGCAACTTGGAGCGCGTCCCGACGGGCGATCAGTTCCTCTTGCGTCGCCATGAAATTATGCTCCGGTGTTCAGGTACCAGCCGCGCCAGTCAATGACGCCACACCCGAAATCCAGGCCGGCGCGGACCTTCACGGCGCGAGTATCAAAATCAACCTCGGTACTGATTTGCGGCCCATCGGCGCCGTTGACGTAGCCATAGACCACGCACGGCACCTGGGCCGGATCGGCGGCAATGTGCCAGCGGTTACTACTCACATGCGGGCTCACCACCAGTTCGAACGCCCCGGACCAGGGGTTCACGTTGGACGCCTGGGCCGGCGTGATTGTGGCCAGCAATTGCCGCGCTTTCACCTCCGACCCGATCCCGCAGACCAGATAGCGCGGCTGAACGTTGATCGGCAGGCCATCAAGCCCGGTCATGCCGCGCAAGGCCTTCACGCCCAGCCCGACAGCATCCACACCGATGGCGGCGGCCGACGATGCCTTGTTGCTGCGCGTCGCGGCGGTGCTGAACATCGTCACACCGTCGCTCAGGGTCGGGCCATCGGTCGCCAGCAGCGCAAAGACAGTCGCGTCCTCGAAGGCGGCGGTGCGCGTGGCGATCAGCCCTGAAAAGTCGGAAAGCGCGCTCAGGTCATCGTTCAGCAGGGCGCGACGGCCGATCACGATCCCGGTTGCGTACTCGGTCGCGGTGACCGTTTCCTTGTTTTCGGAAATCGTGCCGTATCGGGTTTCTCCGCCTTCCTCGACCTCATGGAAGGTGGGGAAATCCCCGACGCGGAGGAACTTGTGCGCCTTGAAGTCGCTGAAAGACCGGCGGGCCGCGATGCTGCGATAGGCCGGGGCGGCGGCGGTGTACTGGGCCAGCAGCGACTTGTTGGCAGCGTCGGCCAGCAGCGACGGAAAATCGCTGGACGAATGCGCGCCCAAGGCGCGGGTCAACAGGGCCTCGCGGTCGAAGCGGTTGACGCGCTCGCCACGAGCGGACAGCAACTCGGCGACCATGTCCAACGGACGATAGGACCGATACTGAGTCGCCTGCCCCTCGGCCTTGCACAGCGGCGTCATGTTCGCGGCCAGGGCATCGGCCATGCTGCGGCGGATCAGATCCGGGTCGGTGTAGTCAGCCCCGCCTTCGACGCGAGCCGGGCGGTTGTCCACAGGCGCGGAACGCTTCGCCATGGCTTCGAACGCGGCCCGGCGGGCATCGTCGGCCGTGGCGTTGTTGTCGATCAGCGCGTCAATGCTGCCCTGATCCATGCCGGCCAGACGGCCAATGGAGCGGATTTCGCGGTTCACGTCGGCGCGGTTCATGGCCGTGCCGGGGTCGGCGGTGGTCTCGGGCGCCGGGTTGTCAGCCGGCGCGATGGTCTGATCGTCCATAGTGATCTCCTGTGATCGGACGGTTGCGCCGGGGTCCACTCCCAGCGGGGCAAAAGACAGTTCGCGCGGCGTCCATTTCGTCGCGCGGTAGACGGGCACCCCGTCACGGGCGCCGGCCCTGGTCCAGGTCTCGACGCTGTAACCAAGCGACACGCCCCGAACGGATCCGGCCTCGATCTTGTCGATCAGGCGTGTGGCTTCGTCGGACCCGTCGAAACGCACCGTGCAAATGATCCGGTCCCCCTCGACGCGGGCCGACGCCACAGACCCGACAGAGGCATCCCAAGCGTTGCGATGCCCCAACAGGGCCGGCCCCTCGACGAACCGGCTCAGGTCGGCGCCGCCGGCATCAAGCTCTTCGATCCACCGACTCCGCGTGCCGTCGGGTGCGGGCGCCGGCCGAACAGCCGGGGCAGGCCCGGACAGGGCGACAGCGCCGACGGTGCGGGCCTCGCGGTCCAGGGTGCTGGCCCGGCCCAGGGCGCGGGTATGCATGTCATGCGTCATTGGTGGCGGGCTCCGGCGCGGTGCTGGTGGTGGTGCCGAACGACAGCCCCAGGCGGGCCTCGCGGGCGCGTTCGGCAGCGATCTCAGCGTCAAGCCGCTCGGGGTCGTATCCGCGTTCCGTCACGGCCTGAGTACGCGACTTGAGGCCGGCAGTGATGGCGATGATTTCGGCCTCCGCGTCCTTCTTGGGGTCCACCCAATCGAGCTTCGGCGGCAGCCATTCGACACGATGGAACGGCGCGGGATCGTCGGCGTACCCGGGCAGCAGACCGGCCACGGCGGCGGCTTCGATGAAGCGGTCGAACACGGGCCGGCAGAAGCGGAACGCGACCACATTGTGTTGCCAGTGCTCCAGCTTGCGCCGAAACTCGACCATGCCGGCGCGGATGCTGCTGTAGTTCACGCCGCTCAAGTCGCCGGTAAGCATCTCGTAAGGGATACCAAGGCCAGCAGCGACGGCGCGCAAGTGCGAACGGGTGAAATCCGCGAACGCGGTGTCCGGGCGCGGGTCGAACCATTCCAGATTGGTTCCGGGCGGCAAGTTCAGGATCGTGCCCGGCTCCATGCCGGCGGTCAGGGTGTTGCCGTCGCGGTCTCCGCTGAGGCCGGCGGCGTTGCCCTCGGCATCCGTCAGGGCGCCCATGACCAGCGCGCTAACCTTGGCCCTGACCAGCGCGGCGTCGGCGTGCTGGTCCAAATCGTGCAACTTCAGCAGGACGGGAGCGAACCACGACAACCCGCGAAGCTGGCCCGGCTCCATCGCATGAAACAGGTGCGCCACGTCATCGGCCGGGATGCGGATCGGCGTGAACGCCTTGTCGAAGGGTGCACGCGGATCGTCCGGCCGACGCGGCAAGACGTGGTAGGCAGCAACCCGGCCCAGGTCGTCCAGTTCGACGCCAGCGCGCACACGCGCGGCCGGGCCGATCAGCGGAAATTCGTATGGAACTTGATCGGGATGAATCAGCCGGAGACGCATCAAGCCCGGCGCGGCGGGATCGTGGAAGATGTGACAGAAGGACTCGCCGGCCTCAACCATTTGTCGACAAGCCATCGCCTGAAGCGCGTAGAAGTCGCCCATGCCGTCGAAGTCGGCGCGGTCCACCCATTCCGACCACAGTTCGTGGATGCGCTCGCGCACGGACGGGTCCGGGTGCTGCGAACTCGGCTTGATGCCTGGACCAACGATGTTGGCGACCAGCGCGCCGACAGCAGCGGCGGCGTGCGCGTTGTTGCGGCAGACATGCGCCGCTCGGGCGGCCACGGTGCGGCCCTGGCCCGCAATCTCACCAGTCAGTGAGCGAGACACGACAGGCGCCCCGTCCCAGCGCCGGCCGCGCGCGGCGGCGTCGAGGGAACGTGTGCGTGTACGGGCGCTGGCGGGCGCGAACAGTCGCCTAATCTGCTGAAACAATAGGCAAACCCCCGGCATAGTTGCCCACATAATAGGCCGTTGCCTAATCCGTGGTCAACCAGAAACCCATGCGGAACGGACGACTGGCGCCTTCCTCGGCGCCGGCCTCGATGCACCGTCATCGCCTGGACGGCGCGGCATCGCAGACCGCATTGCAGCGGCCTCGCGCTCCAGACTGAGGCCAGACGCCTTCAATCCCTCAAGCGCCGCGTGCGCATATACAAAGGTGTCCAGGGCCTCGTTGCGCCCTCCCGGCAGATACCATTCGCGCACGGGCCGGCCTCGGCTGTACCGGGTGCGGACCCGCTCCGCCGTCAACTGCTTGAAGTATTCCTCGGTCAACGTGTCGGCAAAATGGATGCACCCTGGCCCGGCCTCGCTGATGCGCAGGCGGGCGGCCAGCGCGTCTTTGCCGGCGTCCACATTGACGATATAGAGCGGCACCTTGCCCTTGTTGTTCTTTGACGGTCGCCGGGGCCAGAGCGGCGCGCCTGTCCGGCTCACGCCCTTGATGGCCCAGCGCCGGGCCGGTTGCCGGGTGCGGCAATAATCGTAGACGGCCAGCGTGTTCGCCCCGCCGGAGTCGATGGCAACGGCGCGGATCGGCAGCGGTGCAACGTCTTGCGTCGGGTGTTGGAAGGTGCGGCCCAGGTGTTCGTCGAGTGTCGCCCACAAGGCCGGCGTGTTCGGGTCACCTGCCAGAACCACATGCTCCATGACCCATGCCTCTTCGGCGGCACCCCAGCCGATCAGGGTGCATTCCAGCCGGTCGGGCTGCACGTCCACACCGCACGTCAGCACCAGCACACCATCGGGCACCATGCCATCACCCGTGGGCATCGGCTCGGCGCGCTCCATCAACGCGGAATCGCCCATCGGCTC